TGGTGAAAAGCGGGTGTTTACATCTTTTGTGTATTTAAATACACTTGAAACCGATGAAGGTGGTACTACCGAATTTGTAAATGGGAGGTCAATTAGACCTGAAGCTGGTAAAATGACCATATTCCCAACTACATGGCCATTTATACACACAGGTCGTTTAATTAAAGCTGATGCAAAGTACATACTGGTTATGAATATATATAGAAGATAAGAACCATTTGAATTAATGAAGACATATATATCACGCGACGGTATTCAAATTAAGGTGGGTGAAAATGCGAAGGAAAATGACAGTCTCACACTATCAAGTTATCCCCGAGAATGGTGGATGCATGTTGATGGTGGACCTGGTTCTCATGTGATTATATGCCACGAAGAGAATACAATTCCCAAAGAGACGAAGAGGGATGCTGCACTCCTCGCTATACATCATAGTAAATCTTCAAGTGCGAAGGTGGTGCGCGTAAACCTTGTGAGAGTTGATCAAGTCATCAAGGATGAACGCATCAAAAATCACGGACAAGTTTATTTAGATGGAGAGGTCATGCAACTCGTGGTATTTCCAAACAAAGAGAGGGCCAGACTTGATAGATTCTTAACTTAAAGTTTATACACTTTAATCATTTAAACATGGATTACATTTTTGAAATTGACAATGTCGTTAGCAAAGAATTTTGCGAAGATGCTATTTCCCGCTTTGAAAATGATAAAAGACGGGTCATTGGATCAACAGTTGGTGGGGTACAAGAAAACATTAAAAAAAGTATAGATTTGCCAATTTCCACATCCAGTATAAGTGGAGATTGGGAGGATGTTATCGATGAAGTGGCTAAATGCGTAAATGAGGCACTTTTGAACTACCAAAATTATGTACATGCAGAGGGGTTGGATAGATGTCTCGCGATACATAAAGCAGTAAATGACGCTACAATTGGTCTTCCTCAAATACAAAAAACCGAAAAAGATGGATTCTATACATGGCATCACGATGGATATTTAAACCGCATTTTTACTTACATACTCTACCTCAATGATGTTAAAGAAGGTATCGGTGGAACTACTGAATTTTTGAATAGGGGACATATACAACCCAAAGCTGGTAAGCTTGTAATATTTCCAGCAAATTTAACATATGTTCATCGTGGTACAAAATTAAAAGAGGGTGTTAAATATCTGATTACAAATTTTATATATGAGGGTCCACCAATTGTGACACATCCCATACATGAGCGTTTAGGATCAGGAACTAATGGCACATCCAAAATGGAAAGTGTGGAAGAGGAAATCCCTAAGCCAGAAAATGATGAGATATAATAGAAATGAACAGAATCAAATCAATTAATGATCACATTAATCCAAGAGACTTATCTCTCACTGAAATTGCGAAGCATAATACCGAAGAAGATTGTTGGGTAATTATCAAAGATATCGTGTATGATCTCACAAAGTTTTTGCCAGATCATCCAGGTGGCAAGAAGGCGATCATGCTTTTTGCTGGAAATGATGCGACGGAAGAGTTTGATATGCTCCATCCACCGAATGTTCTTAAAAAGTACCTGTCACCAGATGTTGTGCTTGGGCCAGTTAAAAAATAGACTCGTCGGTATCGTCGTGAAGCTTGGTACACGTTACAACTATAATCGGTATCACAACCAAAATTATGATTACAATTAATGCTACAAACATACCTATTAAAGTAGACGAACATAAAAAGTACAAGATGAACCTCTATAAGAAGGAATTGATAGGTAATCATATCAGACTTGCTTATAAAGTTTCAAATGAAGTATACTATAAAACATATCCACGACAACGAGGTATACATACGAGAAAGGATATAAATAGTGTGGGGCTACACGGTCTCGTTCGGGCGGCTCAAAAGTTTAACCCGGAGTTGGGTTTCAAGTTTAGTACGTACGCATATCCATGGATTTATTGGAGCTGTAAAAATTGTTTGCGACGAACCACGATACATGAGGAACTTCAATTTTATGAAACTCCACCGTATTACGACAAAGAACCTGATATCCTCTATGGTCTAGATGATGTGAGCCGATACATTCTTGAAAACTACTATGGTAAACACCTAACCCTAAAAGACCTCGCGGTGGAATTGGGTGTCACTGTATATACAGTCACGAAATGGAGAGACAAAGCACTTCTTACAATCAATTAAAGATGTCGCGCAACTGTATTACAAATGGCGCTCAAAAAGGAAGAAATCACGTCTCGTGAGAGTCCAGATGCCATGCAAAAACGCATGTTTGAAGCCAAGATTGCCGCCATGAATGAGGCGATGAAAGGTGAAAAGGTCCGTTACAAGTCCAAACGAGACCCCGAGCGATTCTTAGAATTCTTGGAGTATCGATTGACGATTTGGGAACAACTCAAAGATGAAAAGTTCCACGCGAAGCGAATGTACGAAAAGACAAAAGAGGTCATCGAGGGTCTCACTTAAGACTTGAGTAGTGTCCCGCAATGTAATACACATCTTCAAAACCCAATTCCTCTAATTTCTCTGCCGCAAATCTGGCTCGTTGCCCGGTGTTGCAGTAGACGAGCAAACCCTTCTTTGGGAGTTCCGTGGTAGTTTTCCTATTGATTTTACTCACTGGGATGTGAAGAGCGCCCCGATAGTGACCAGCTCTGTACTCGGTAATTGTGCGAACATCGATGACTTTCTTTATCTTTCCTGAGCGAATCAACTTCTTAGCTTCCTTGGAACTCACGAGATTATCACCCGTGAAGGTGTACGCTGCGGCGGCTGCGAGAGTTCCGACGATAATAGCTGGAATCATTTACAATATACACACATTTAATTGCTTCCCGCCCAATTTAGTATTTGAGTCAAAGACCATGAGCTATTAATAGTTTTGGGAAATTCTATTTTTACTAAAGTTTTTCTAGCCTTTTCAACATTGATACCATTCACAAGTTTTGGTATTTGTGCGATGTGATTCAAGTTAAATCGGTTACCACCGGTGTTTGTGATTTTCAAAAAATATGGAAAGTTTGTTTCAAAGTATTTCCATCGGAGTGTCTTTCTATTTGAGGGTGGCACATATTTATGAATGAGTCCCCACACCACCATTTTTATGAATACGAGACGATCCCGTGGATCTCTTGGACCGAGGGGTGTTCCGAGAGTATCGTGCATCATGGCGATGAAGGCTTCTATGTAACAAAAATGATGTTGAGACAATTCATCATATTGTGAAATTTCAAAAGACTTTTCAAGAACCTTTGTGTTTCTTATATTTATCTTTGTATTGCGAAGAAGCTCTTTATAATTTTCCAAATTTGTTGTCACAAATCCACCCGTCGGTTGGGCTGTGGATTGTTTATTTCGTATGGTATACATATTTCCATATACCGTACGCAGTTCGTTCTTGAATTCTGTACGCCCCGCACCCATGGAATTGAATAATTTAATTGACTTCTCTCTATGATTGACCTTCGCGAGGGCATAGTGTCCGTCACCACCTGGATATGTGTGTGCTATATGAAGATATTGGATACCTTTACGGTTCTTTGTGGATTTCGTCATGTTGGATGTTTTACGACACACAAACTTGAAGTCATAGTTGGATTCCTTTTTTATATCTTTCCCGATCTGTTCAAAGACTCCACGGCTTTGGAGAAGTTGTTTCGCGATTTCAGCAGCGTCTTCAATAGCCATGAGATGCCTCGCCGCGAGACTTGTGTTTATCTTACTCTCAATATAGTCGTTTTTGTCAATCTCAGCCGTCTCACCTTTTACCCTCAAAAGGCGATCGCGAACATCGCGATTTTTAATAAGTTTGATTGGAACGAGATCCATCTTATCCTACATATCATTGATATTTTTAAACCAATCGTATGTAAGGTTTTGTAATTATGTTAAAAGTAAAATTAATTACCAAACGCGACACCAGCCATACCATCCTTAATTCGAAGAATGTTATAGTTAACTGCATAGACGCGATGAAGCGCGTTACCACCACTTGGGCCGACGAGGGTCAATTTCGCGTTATCGATGCGGGAGAAGTTAAGAGTCCCAG